GTTTAGTGTAATGATAAAACCAGACCAGATAACTACGCCTAGACGCACCATGGCTCCTAGTATTTGCATCTGTTCGTCATGGTCATCTACATTCTCTTTGATTTTTCTGAGGATGCCTTTCTTTTCTGGCGGTTTTGTTTCCATTTGTTTATCTTGCCTTGTAAGAACTTTTGTATTTTATCTTTCAACGCATTAATTACAGGTTGTGTAACAGTCGCAGCTGCTACAGCAGTTACAGCAGTAACCGATGCAGCGACTAGGACTTCTTGCGATGGTAAAGTGATACTAGGTAAGGGTGGAAAGTGTATTTTTGGGGGTGGGTTTTCTTCTGTTTGTACCTCCTTTGTACCTTCGGGTCTTCGTAAATCTTGCGGAGGTACGACCAAAGGTTGATATGAGGGAACATCAGCTGTAGGGAGAGGTAAAGAGGGGGTTTGTATTACTGTAACGGCTGGGAGGGTGATTCTTGGAAGGTTTTCCATGCGTCTTTTACCTCTTGTGTCCAAGCTGCGTTACATATTGCAACAACCTCGTTTGGTTCAGATCTTTGACTTAAATCCATATCTGGAGTTAATACATATCTATGAAAAGATCTTGCTATTTCTGTGCCATCTTTTTTGATGACTGTAGCTTGACGTACTTGTACGTTTTTAAATTCACCGACAACTTCTATTTTGTCGTATTCGATTGTTTCTGATAATGCCATAATTTTTTTAAGCTGCTTCGTAGCAGAAAGTAGTGTGTAAGTGACAGTTACCTAAATGTGTGTGCTCAAAATTTACACTATTGCTGTTGTATCTTTCTTGTCGGAATTGCATTTCAGTAGTACCACCTTGTCCTATTCTTCCAGTAATACCAATGCAACTAGAGTTCATATTTGCTGCGTTACCACCTACACAAATATTATGAAAACTTTCATGTTTAGGACTGTTATTATAAGCAAAAGGTAATCCACCTAGTACAAAGTGAGTGCTTGATGAAGTGTCACTAAAATTATATATGTAAAAGTAACAAGTTACCAGTTTACCAATTTTTATATACCACGCTTGATTATAAATAGTAAAAGTACCACTAGCAGGGGTAGGAGTCCAAGTTCCAATTTCATAGTCGTCAAGTCCGTTGGCTGCTGCGGTATCTCCGTTAAAGGTTATACCTCCATTTTCTGATATTCTTGCAACTTCACTACCAGTAGAGCCAGAACCAGCCTTAAATATTACATTATTACCACCAATCATTAGATTCTCTATATTACCAGAATCATTTTGTGCATATAAATGAGGTTCTCCACCTGTGCTTCTTACAACAAAATTTCTTTGAGAACCAGCTACTACATGAAATTTATCAGCTGGACTTGTTGTACCGATACCTACGTTTCCAGACGAATCTATACGCATACGTTCATTAAATGAAGTACCTGTGGTTGTTGAAAATTTTATAACTGCTGGATCAGTATTTCTTCCACCACCAGCAAGTTCAATTTCACCACCTCTTCCACTTCCTCCACCTCTAATTCTTATACCAGCTTCGTTATCACCTCTCATGCCAGCAAAAGTATTATTAGCAGCATTTCCTGTGGTAAGGTGCAATATATCTGCTTCGTTAGAGCCAGTTATTGTTAGTCTGGTTGAGTCATAAGTGAGATTTGACTCACCATTTAAAGTATTAGCAGTACCAGAGCCAGTAATAATTCTGTCGTCTGCGTTGTTGTTTATTGTTGTGCTAGTAACTGTCTCAAAGCTAGGATCTGCTCCGTTGTTTGCACGTAGGAACTTACCATTGTTAGATGATGTGCCATGTGGTAGTTTGGCTAGTGTTACAGCTTGATCTGCTATGTGTTCAGTTGCTACAGCATTATCAGCTATTCTTGATCCTGTTACGCAATCATCCCCAAGTTTTGAGTTGGTTATAGCACTGTTAGCTATCTTAGCTGTAGTAACTGCATCAGCAGCTAATTTACCATTTGTAACTGCACCACTAGCTATTTTAGCTTCTGTTACACCACCGTCTGCTAGTGCACCAGTAATATATAGTATACCGTTCATAGCTGCATGACTGGTACACTGATAGTATAGGACATCAGGAGCATCATGCTGTACTTCCATAATAACTGTACCAACTGCGTTATTGTTAGTTACACCAGTATTGTATGCAGTACCACTTGTTCCTGTTGTACTTTGTATTCTAAAAGGATGGCCACCTGAGCCATTCTCGAATCTATATGTTTTACCTCTTGTAAGGTAAAGAGTAGGATTGTTGACAGTGCCATTCAACCCTTCTCCTTGAAATGTGTAGGCACTAGAACCGTAAGCACCTATTGTAAAGACATGATCCAGAGCTATTTCATCTAGACCAGCCTTATTTATTTGTGTCAATGACATAATTTATATTTATGTAGGATTAACTTCTTGATGATAAATCCAACCGTTAACTATGTATTTATCTACTTTAGTATGTCTTCCTCTGTGTACATATGTCCATGTAGCTGGAAAAAATACTAAGCTTCCACATTCGGGTTGTATGCTTGTACCGTCAAAAAAATCTGTAGAACCACCATATTTTTTATCAATAGAGTTTAGATACCACATAAAAACGTAGACCCTAGTTCCAAAGTCACTTTCAATACTAAAATCGTTGTGCCATTTGTAACCAATACTATTTGCATCGTATTTTTGTATTTTGTATCCTCTGTCTTGTTGAGTATAATTAGCATAAGGAAGTGGAACACATTGTGTATCAATACTTTTTAAGTAAGCTTCATACTGATCTAAACCAGTCTGTATAGCTTCAAATAATATATGATCTTCCTCTGCCCAATCTGGATTTAATGTAACACCTAATTCGGTTGTATCTTTAAATGACTTATCTAGAGTGTTATCACCAAACGTACCAGCTCGTTTATGAATGGATTTATCAAACTTATCTATCATGTGCTGACAAAAATCTGCTGATAAAGAGTTAGGTTTAGTCCAGATAAGATCTTTAAACATTAGTTAGGTGGTGTAGGGTAAGTGGGATTTTCAAAGTCAGATGTATTAGCTGGTAAGTCTCTTAATTGTTGACGATATACAGCCCATTCCTGTCTTTTTGCATCAGTAAGTGCATTATCGGTAAGCTGTGTCCAGTCACTTTCAGATAAAAGTCTGTCACGCTCTCTTCTAAATATCTCTTCCCATGGTATTTGGCCAGAGTTATTATTATTATATGCTGTATTCCATTCAGTTACAGCTTGTTCGTATATACCTAATTCTGATATAGGTTCTACTGTTCCATCTCTATATTCTATGTGCCCTTTGTCGTCATTCCATTCTAAAGCCCAGACATTTGATGGTAGCCATTGAAGTTGTAGATCATGGCATGCTTCTCCATCTTTGACTACAACCTTATCTTCAGCTACTAAAGTCAGTTTCATTTTTAGTTATTAATAAAGGTTTACTTTGTTCCTTGTGGGGTAACACAGGAGAAAATAATTCTACTGTGTTGTTTCTAAATGATTCAACAGCAGCTGATGTATGACGCTGTTGGTTTGAGTTTTCGATAAGAAGAGTAGGCATCCATTTAACTGCACAATCCCACTCGTCTATCTCTTTACCTGTTTGAGGATCGTTTCCTCTAATTTGTGTAATCCACGCACACTGTAGTCCTATACATTCTTTTTGTAATAGTGGGCAGAAATTACCTTGTTTAATTTGCATTAATCTTTGGTTGCTACAATTACGTTAAGGTATCTAAGGTTTAAGTTAAAACTAGGATTGCTAAAACCGTGGTTGTGTGAGCCACCGCCACCAGTATTATTAGTATTTAATGTTCCTGTTGGTCCATCAGATGTTCTAAAACTTGTATTCCAAGAAGGGTCTTTTCTAGTTGGTGCACTATGGTTGTGAGATGGTATCTGTGATGTAGAAAGTGTATGATTACTTACACTACCACCTGATGTACTAAAACTAGAGTTTAATGCAGCTGTCCATGTAGTGCTACCGCCTGTGCCTCCACCAGACGAATCACTAACAAGTCTTAAGGCTCTGTCATTATAACTTGTATCATGTGTCCACCCTGTAGGTGCAGAAGATTGAGCAAACAACATCTTAGTGCCAGATGGGAACGAAGCAATACCTGTTAAACTTGAACCATCACCAGAAAAAGCTGTAGCTGTGCAAGTACCTGTTACGCTAACACCGCCACTTGCAGTTTCAAGCTTTTTACTATTGTCGTAATATAACTCTGCTGCTCCATTTGCTATCGCTTTTACAGAACTATGACCATTTCTAGGTTGTAAGTCAATATGTTGACTACCACCAGCACCCATAAGTATTAAATTATGGGAAGTATTTGTAAAGTCTATTCTTGACTCTGAACCAGTATGTAAAATTTTTAGATCACTGCCATCACCAAATATAGCAGAATGGTTATCATCAAAAGTTATCTCAAAACTATTAGTATCTAAGTTACCACCTAGCTGTGGTGATGTGTCACCAACTAGATCTGTGTTAACAGTGTTACCAGATGCTGCTGTGATACGTCCCTGAGCGTCTACAGTGATGCTTGGGATAGAAGTTGATGATCCATAGCTACCAGCTGTTACAGACGTGTTAGCAAGCTGGTTTGCACCTACAGCGTCATCAGCTATTTTAGCCATTGTAACTGCATCATCATTTAATTTAGCAGTTGTAATTGCACTGTCAGCTATCTTGGCTGTTGTTACGTTCGCATCTACAATAGAAGCTGTAACGACTGCACTACTTGCAAGTTTAGCTGCTGTAACTGCATCGTCTGCAATCTTAGCTGTAGTCACGTTTGCATCTGTAATCTTTGCAGTTGTAACTGATCCGTTCTGTAGTATAGCTGTTGTAACTGTGTTGTTACTTGGTGTGCCTATACTTACCGAGGCTCCGATGGTGATAACAAAGAGGCTAGCACCATTAACAGGAGCGGAGCCAAATATAATGTCACCACCGTCAATCGCAAAGCCCTCACTTGGCTGGCTGGTTCCACTATTAGGTTTCTGAATGACTCCATCGACGCTAACAATATGTTGCTGTGCATTAGCTCCGGCATTGCTAAGTGTAAATCTATAAGCTGTTCCATTTGGTGTTGCACTTCCTCCTCCAGTTGCTGATGAACTAGATAGTGTATTTATAAAAAAGTTACCTACTGACTGTGTTTCTTCCCACGCTGAAGAAGTTGCGTTATATACGAGCAGTTTACCTGAGCCAGTATTAAAGAACAAATCACCAGCATCAAGGTCAGTTGTAGGGTTCGACGCACCAACTCTATATCTTTCTGCAAAATCATTGATGTCTCCACTAAGGCTAGCAAGATCTTCTTCTCTAATTGTAGCTTTATGATAGTTATAAATCTGTCCAGAGCCAGTTGATGTTACAATCAAACGTACACCAGCAGTTATAGTACTATTATGAAAACTAGAAGGTATGTTGTTTATTGTAACAGTTGTACCGTTTGCAGTTGTACCTGATGTGCTTGTACCGCTACCATTAACAACAACACCACCCGCATCTGATATACTAATAGCAGCACCAGAAGCCTTTTGTGTATTAGGAAACTGTGTTTCGTTTGCTATAGCTGTAAAGCCACCGAATATAGAAAGCTGGTTAGCTACATAATCGACAATAGCACCAGAGGTTGGGAACTTAGTATCATCATCTGTAATTGTAGTCTGCTTTGCCATACCATCAAGCTGGTTGAGGTCGGCTAGATCTGCTGTAAGAGCAGTGCTGTCAGCAAGTTTTGATGCTGTAGCAGACTGCATACCAGCTAAGGTTGTAAGCTCACCATCAGCTATCTTGTCTGTTGTAACAGCGTTAGTTGCTATTTTAGCTGCTGTTACATTAGCGTCAGCTATCTTAGCTGTAGTTACGTTACTGTCTGCTATCTTAGCTGTAGTTACGTTAGCGTCTGATATTTTAGCTGTAGTAACTTGACTGTTGCTTATTTTAGCTGTAGTAACAGAGTTATCTCTTAAAGCTTGTGTGCTTACAGAATCATCAGCCATCTTATCAACTGTTACTGCATCGTCAGCTATCTTAGCTGTAGTAACTTGTGCATCAAAAATTTGTGCTGTTCTTACAGCATCAGCAGCTAATTTAACATTAGTTATAGCATCATTAGCTATTGATGCAGTTTGGATTGTTGCAGTAGCTATTTTAGCGTTGGTTACAGCATTAGCGGCTAGTTTGCCTGTAGTTATATTACTATCTGCTATCTTAGCTGTAGTTATAGCACTGTCTGGTATCTTTGCAGTTGTAACATTATTATCAGCAATCTTAGCCGTAGTAACTGCACCGTCTTTTATATTGCTTGTTATAACTGTTTGATTTTGTTCTTCTTGTGCAGCAAACAGTAACTGCTCGTGGTTAGCATTGAGGTCAGCTGCCTTAACTGATGACCCTGCCGTATATGTAGCTTTTGCACTATCTACGTCTGTATCACGAAAGATACGTATAGCTGCTGGGCTAGCTGGTATGTTGCCTGATGTAAAAACTACATTACCACCACCTGTAGTAGTGTAGTTTGTTATGTTGTAGTGTGTACCTGATGATTTTAAAACGGTATCTACTTCTACTTTTACATCTGACTCTTGTATAGAAGGGAAAGAAAACGCTTTCGTCGCATTTCCATCCCCAGTATAATCTACGAATGTTGTTGCCATTTATTTAGGTATGTTGAGGATGTTACGAGTTTCTATTTTCTTCTGTCTTTGCTTTCTTACTTTTTCTCTTTGCTCTT